CATCATAAATTTTCAGCCAAAATACTGTAATTTTGCTTCGTTTATATGTGCTTGCATTGGTCGGATTTGTTGATGTTGTTGTATTGACGTGAAATAAATACAACGGAATAATCGGTAATGTGTCTTGACTTCCAAAAGATGCACTTCCTGCTGTATATTGTGACTGCTTTTCTGTATAATCAGAGTTAAGATAAATTTCCTGTGAACCATTCTTAACAACTAAATACATTTTTTTATTTGACAATAAATTGTTTTCTGTCACATTCCAAGTTCCAACATCAACAGCACTTTTATTGATCGTACCTATTATTTTTGCATGCGTCGATACTGTTTTCATCACAAATTGATTATAAGCACTTCCAACATTATACTGGTCTGCCCCGAAGAAAAACTCATTAGCATCATCTCCATCTAGTTTCGCAGAGAATTCATATCTGTGATTTATACTAGCTACAACTCCTGTATCAATCCAACTGTTTCCATCGCCTTTAATGTATTGCAATGATGTGTAATCTGATTCAATTGTCGTTACCGTAATGTTAACATTGCCTGTTACGCTTTCGATTGTTATTGTCTTTGTCGTTGTATCGTAATTGTTTGATATGTCAACCCCGCCCATCGTTACTACAACCGCAGATATTTTATAACCGAGTGATTCCGTAACAGTACATACATACTTGCTTCCTTTTGTAACATAATTGCTTTTGTTGCTTAATGTTACATTTTTAACATCACTTGTAATCTTGTACATTCCATTGTGTACTAATCCATCAAGTTGCGACATCAAAGATGATATATCCTCTGTATATGTTCCTTTTGACAATATGTCGTATATTGTTATCAATGACTCATTATTAGCGCTATTTATATCTGCCCATTCTTCCTTGAGCGAACTAACCTGCTCCGTCATCGCCGTGTAGTCGGCCGGCAGGCTTTTCTTGACTTCTTCTGCGTAGGCGCTGATCTCCTCTTTCATCCGCTCGATGATGTCCGTCTGTTTTTCGACTGGTACAGCGGAATCTACTTCCATTCCTTCCAATACTTTCAGTGTCGCCAACGTTGAATAGAATTTCTGCCGCAGCTCCGAGCCCTGAATTTTGAAGAGGTAGACTACGAACGCGGTTTTGCCCATGTACTGCACAGCATCGGCGTCTACGAGCCACGAAAACGTGATGGCGCTCCCGCTTGCCTGCATATCTGTGATGTTGTAGTAATTTTTATTTCCTTTGGCGTTTGAGTACAAAATTCTCCCGGAGAATGTGGACATATCGAAGCCGTGGTAGTACCTGTTCATGCCGAATTTGATCTTATTTACATTTTTATCTCCTTCAACTCCAGCCACTACGCCGTTTTTCGGGATAGAAATCACTCTCAGATGTTCGTTAATCCAGAACTGCAGATCATCGTCCGTGACTGGTGTCGCGTACTCTTCCGCATCTTCCAGCATCTCTTCCAGTAATTCGTCTGTTGTGCTCATGTCATTCCTCCTGTTTCACTTCTACCCTGTTTGTTGACAGTTTCATTCCGTCTTTTCCCAGTCCTACTACGTTCACGTACCATTTCTTTCCGTGCAGCACCTCAGTTCTCACGATGCAGCAGTTTCCAGTGATTTTTTCTGAAAAGCATTCTGCAATCTTCGAGTCAATTCGGCGGAACTCTGCCACTTTTACTTTTCCGGCCCACTCCCGGTCAAAATAAAATTTCGCTGTCATATACTGCTCACTGCCCGCCACCAGACCGGAAAAATCCCCCCGCTTTTCGATTTGCTGACCCATAACAGAAAATTCAAGTACTCTCATGATTCTCCTCCTACGCCGTTCGTTTCCAGATATATACTGTGATATATGGCGGCAGATTATTGATCACCTGTGCACGATCCGTCATGGCAGATACCTTATTTACTCTGATATTTCCAACTGACGTCTGTGCCGCCCATGAAGCTGCCGTCATATTCGCCTGTACCGTAGATCCATATGGGCCTCCGTCATCCCCAAAAATCTGATACATTCGACCTCCATCTGCTCCATTTGTCTCATAATGTTTGTGATCAATATTGTTTTCAGCCACACCTGCTTTGATTCCTGATTTGTTCCATTTTTTGGTTGTATCATTTTCATCTACGCCGATCAGTGTTCTCCCTTTGGCGTATCTTTCCCATGTTCCCCCGAAAATCTGGTTCGGATCCGCAGTTTCTGTTTCTGTGATCCATATAGATCCGACCGGATGGTTCGCCATCTCGTCGCTGTGCATATATATTTTGTAGGCTTCGTTCTGTGTGTTGTAAGATCCCATCCGAATTTTCCCGTCCGCCATAAAGCCTACATACTGCACTGTTGTTCCTTTTTTTGTGATCAGTCCGAATGCATCCGTTCCTCCAGACCATCCGCCCAGATCCGGGTAGAATCCGTCCGAAAATCCTGCATAGCTTTTCAGTTTTGTTTTCAGCCACTCCTCCACAGTTTCCCCTGTGGTTTCTGCTTTCTGGATATTTTTCAAATCGTCCACGGCAATTTTTTTCTCATTTCCGTCTGCGTCGCAAATCGCTACATAATCTGTGCTTTCGACTTTGGCTTTCGTCGGCCACTCAAACATTGTCATGTCCATTTTTTTCGTCTCCTCTCTATGCCGGTATCCACTGCACCGGGTACACTGTTGCCGTTGGTTCTGGTGTTGGTGTCTCCTCTGTGCCTCCCTGCTTATATCTCAGTACATGATCCCACGGCGGTGTGTGGGAATAATAACTTCTTGTGCAGATTTCGGTTCCCGTCTGGTCCCCGGTCTGTCCTCCCACTGCTCCACCGAATTCGTTTTGAGATGCGTGTACAATCTGTCCATTGCCTATATAGGTAGCAACATGATAGCCCTCGCTCAGCAGCACATCGCCGCGTTTCAGACCTGATCCGGAATAGACGTCTACACTCCCGATCACATCCGAAAAGCCACAGCGCAGGAATACTGCTCGCATATCTCCGGTGTAGCTTGCTCCATACGTTTTCACCGGCACGCCGGCCTCCTGCCACGCTGTGATGCAGAATGAGGAGCAGTCATAATCTGGCCCCCACCGATACCCCTGATCATACCCATGTGAGTTATCCGCCGCGATATTCAGCATCCAGGCAATCGCCTTTTCAATTTTTTCCACCGAATCATCATCCAACGTCAGATGCGTTTTCCAATAATTCGCATACTCTTTTCTTTTTGGCTGTACTGCTCCGGCGTGCTGCTCATAATTGAGTTCAAATAATTCTACCAGCGTTTCCAGACTTGCTCCGGAACTCCAGAATTCTGCGAATGACATTGATGTGGTTCTTTTCTGCCACTGGATCCCTGCATTTTTCTCGTAGAGGATCCGCTGCAGCTGCCCATTGATGTTCTTGCTTTCATATCCTTTGGCCGCGGCCCAGCTCGTATATTTTGTGGACGGGGTCCACTGCACCAGTCCAAATCCCAGGTCTGTTCTGCTGCTGTCGAGGTTCTGCCATATTCCCGGATTGCACGTTGATTCTGCATACATATTACCCAGCACGGCAAGCGCCGCGTTCTGCGACGCTCCATTTCGGACCATGAAATTGTAGATGTACTGCGCATTATCTGTGGCATTTTCCATACTCAGATAAGCATTTGAGCTAATTAGTGCCATTTTTTAACTCCTCCCACGTTCCATCTGATTTCTTGATCCTTCCTCCTGTGATTCTTCCGTTTCGGACAACCAGATAACTCTCGTCCGAGTACACGAGTTTTCCGCTCAATCCCGCTGATCCGGAATACCCCTCATAGATAGCCCCTGCTCGGAACCTGATATAATCATCTTGCGGATTTACTTCGATGAAGGTATTTCCTTTTCCGATCATTCCCGACCATGTGCTTTTTCCGGTCACGATATCCACATTTTGGAGTGGTGATATCTGGATAACTGACTTTCCGCTGGATTCTTTCACCAGGATTCTTCCATTTTCCAAAGCAACCGAGCATGGTTTCCCTGCTTCTTTTCCAAAAATTTCCAACAGCGATGCAAAAATTTTTCCGCTGTTCAAGTCCAGTTTAAATCCTTGTTCTCCATCTTTGTAATTTTGTGATAGTAGCACGCCTGCAATGAGATAATCTGCCAGAAATCCCTGACCCGTTCCAAACGTTTTCCAGTCCCAATCTCTACCGTCCGGCGTTCTTTCGGATGCGATCAAAAATCCCGTTGTGCCGAGTGCCATCGCTCCGTACAGGTCGCTGTTCTTGTCCAATTCTTCGAAAAGGATTGCTTTTGCCGCCTGTTTTTCCGCATTCTCTGCAGTTGCTTTCAGTCTTGTTTTCATCAGGTTAATCATTCCGGTTACCTGATCGCCTTTTACGGTTCCGTCTTTGTTCAGCGCCAGCTCTGCCATTTTCATTGCCGCACTGATCCGATCCAGATAATCGTTCTCCGCGGATCCGAGCGTGACGGTTGTATTTCTTTTCATGATACAGTCCCACACCACGCTCACAGCACGTTCCCTTGTTGATATCTGCAGATCTTTGTTCTCCACTTTCACGTAATCTCCGAGGCCGATTTTCACAAGTTTCTCCACATCTGCGTACTCAATTGTGTTCTCGATGTTGATAAGATCCACTTCATACGTGATTTCTGGCAGGTCGCACCCTGCCTCAAAGTCCGCTTTTGCCTTTTCCCTCAATTTTTTGTGCAGCTCTTCTAGCGTTGCGCATCCCGTTTCGTTGTTTCCGCAGTCTGCCTTCATCTTCACGTCTTCGTACTGCACAACTTTCGTGTAGGCGATTGGATATTTTCCAATATTGGGGCTGTCCACATAGTAACTATCATCTGGCAGTGTGTGCCCATTGTAGCTCTCCGGAATAATTCTGGTAACCACGTTATCCATGTTTACTTTCGCCTTAACGGACGACATGTTAAATCCAAGCCGCGCTTCTGCTCCGTAATCTCCTCCGGCTCTTTTCCTCATCTGGCATACGTAATTCTGGAAAATAGGTTCTCCACCCCATCTGTTGATGAAACTGTTTTCATCGTCAGACAGCAGCGCCTCAATCAAATTCTTCCTGACGTAGTACGCGGTATTGATATCCGTGATATCCGAAATAACACGATATTTCCCAGCGCTGATCTTCTCCGCCGCCTCCGTGCCCGTGCACTGTGTTGGCCGCACATCTTTCAGATGGGTTTCTCTTGATGCGTCAAAAAAGATGGGCCGTGCCTTTGCGGCAATTCCACCCATCTCCTTTTCTGCATCATACACCCGGAACTGCTCGTTTTCTCCGTATGGGGTCGGTGCTGTGATAACGGATCCGGCTTTCAGGCAATCAATATACAGCGCATCCGCCGCGCACTCGATCTCCATATCCCATTCCCCGCTAAGCTGCATCGTCAGTTCGCATTTTGTCGGATGCAGTACACAGTCGCCGTTATTTTTATAATTTTTGTTTTCTGGCTTATAAACCTGTATCATCTTGTCCTCCAACGCGGCGCAACCGAAATCTCAAACGCAGAGTCAAATAAGATCACATTCTCGCCCGGATTCAAATAGAAATCTTCATAATTTCCTCTGATCGCATTGCTCGCATTTCGTCCCTGGCCATTCACTGTGATTTCTTTTTCCGTATCGATGATCAACGTTCCGTTGACCTGTGCAAGCAGCTCATTTCCGTTGATTCGTCCCCAGCACTCTCCGTGACCCTCAATTTTGATTTTTGGGCACGCAATATCATAATCATTCATCAATGTAAAAAATCTTCTTTTTGTAGCTACTTTCTGGCCGTTTTCTGTCAGCACGTATCCTCCGCCGCCTACTTTGTGACCCCAGTATACCGGCATTGGATATGGCTTTTCATATTCATCGCTTCCGCGTACGTACAGATACGGGGAACAGTAGAATGTGATTGTGAATTTCCCCACCCGCAGGCTTTCTCTGCTGTTTTCGCTCAAGACCGCATAATAGGCGCGGTACGCAAACACTGGATCATCATTCAGGATTAGTTCTGTGTTTTTCTCCTGTGCCCATCGTTTGATTTCCCGCCATTTTTCGTGCCATTTTGACTCCGGGCCAATATAATTCATCTCGATTGAGATTGCAATCTCCTTATATCGCCCATTGTCAATATGGTAGGCTCCGTCTACTCCCGGTACTTCCATGGTTTCGATATCCCGTTCTGCTGCTGGTATATTCGGTCTGTTGACTGCAAAAATGCAGAGGTCGGCAGAACTGACCCCTGCAAAAATAACTTCGTAATCGTCGATCACGCAAAGCCTCCTTTCCAGACAGGCTTGCTTACCTGCTGTCTGTTCAGCTCTTTGATGGTTAATTTTACAATCTTCTGATAGATTCTTTCATCTCCAAGGTTAATCACATTTTCCATCGTCAGTCCGAGATTTCCCAGGACTTCCGCAAGTGTCTTTATCAGGTCCGTATTGTTGGCCTGGACTTCTTCGCGGACGTATTTTCTCAGTGTTTCAATTGGTGTTACGGCTTCCGGTCCTGCCTCGCCCGCTACGTCGATCGTGTTTCCGGACTGATTAACCACGGTCGGCCTGTTCAGAATCGCACCTTTCGCACGCCAGTTGATACTCAGCTTCGGGATACTGCCTTTCACCAGATCACCGATCGACCATCCCGGCGGCGAGATCTGAAAATGCGGTGTTTTGATTTTTGGTGTTGGCCAATCGCCGGCAAGAAACCTTTTCACCGTGTCCAATGCATTTTTTACCACGTTTTTGATTTCCTCAAATTTGCTCCAGAATTTGTTTTTGATTCCTGTGAGCTTGCCGCCTGTCAGCTTATCGATCACATCATATCCGGTGGACCATATTTCCTTCCATGTCTGCCAGCTCGCAGCCAGGATTCCGGTGATTCCGCCTCCGTGTTTTTCGTAGGCATCCTGGATCCGGCCGAGCTTTTCCTCGCCCAGTTCCACACAGAAATCATAACCGGCGGTCAGTACCGTTTTTATAATGTCAATCCCTTCGAGCACTCCTTCCCGGAATTCATCGCAATTTGTCCAGAGGGCAAATACTGCGATCGCAATTGCCGTTATAATTGCAAGTACTGGATTCGCCGCGATGATGCCAAACAAGCCTGATAGGCCTTTTGCTAAGATCGGAAGAGC